GCATTACTTGATGTAATAAATTCTAAACGACCAGGAGCAACACTAGCACCGGGTGTACCGTCTGGATCAATTCTACCTACTATTTGTGCAGCACCTGCGGCTGCTGATAAATCATACCAGCTAATAGCACCAACAGTATCCCCTGCTAATAAGTTTGAAGGAGAAGCTTGCGTTCCTCTACTTCTTGATATTGAAAAGTAATGTCCGTCGGTACCATCATAGTATCCGAATGCTCTTAACGGTGTTTCGAGTCCAGTTGTTGCTTCACCAACAACTAAGTTTGACTGAACAGAAGTAAGAGCCGATAAAGATCCTGTAATATTTTCACCTGGAATAGTTCCGTTTGTTCCGTTGACTAACAATGTACTATTGTCAGAAAATATCGAACCTGTTAAATCACCATCTACGTTTCCAGTTAAGTTACCTGTTACGTTTATAGTAGCAGTTCCAGCAAGTTGTGCAGCAGCAATAACCCCAGTTGATGCATCAAATACTACAGTACTATCGTCTGCAATAAGATCGCCTTGAATTCTTCCAACAGTAAGTTGGTTTTCTACATTAAGTTGACTAATCCATGCTTCGTTAAACTGCTTCGTTGATGAGCCTAAATTCCAAGTAATGTCAGTATCAGGAACTAAATGTCCTTGTATTGCTCCACCAAACACAACAATATCACTACCAATACCGTCACCTAGGTTAATATTTCCTGTAGCAGTAATTGTACCTGTAATGTTAATATTACCAGTACCTGTAATGTTATGACTGTTTAGATCTAAGTCACCACCTAGTTGCGGAGTAGTATCAGCTAATACAGAATCAATTGTTCCTGAAATGCTAGTAATACCTCCAGCAGTAGAACCGTCACCTACGTATAGCTGTTTTGTGTCTGTTGTATATACTAATTCACCTGCTAAGGGGGTGATTCCTAATCTTTCTGTATTAGTACCGCGTCTTACTTGTAAGGCCATCTATTAACTCCTGGATAATATTGTTACTAGTATTTATGCCTTTGACTGAAAGATTAGTTACGCTTCTTCATAAATAATGCTGTACGCTTTTTAATATCGTACTTAACTTTCTCAGTATCTAGTCTAAAATCAATACTATCGATAACATCTTCGTATTGCTCGAATAGTTCTTCTAGAGCCAATTCGATGTCTACGTTCTTTTTTTCGCGAGATCTTTTAACATCAATTTCCCAGATCTTTCCATCTTTAAACTTGACATTAATGCTGTGCAAATATTCAATTGGTACAACATCAACATTAATTTCGCTAAAAACCTCAGGCCATGTATCAACAACACCTGGTGGAAGTTTCTTACCCTTAGGCACTCTCGGCAGTTTTCTTAGTTGTTTTTTTGGTAGGAGCAAGTTCTTCTGCTTCGCTGCGTAACCGCTGTGCCTCTTTAAACATTGCATCAGCTTGCGAGCGTAGTTGTTTAGCTAAACTTTCGTCATCCAAAATACCATCATTAGTTGTAACCGCTTCGTCCATTGCTGCCATACTTGGTGTAACATATGCATCAGCTGCATTAGCTACACCCGTATTTGCTACTTGTGGTTTAGCACCACCTAGTGCAAGATCTGCAACAGTTACACCTTTTTGTTGGGCAATAATGTTATTAAGTTCTGCTAAGTTAATAGATGCATTGTTATTAGGGGTCATTTCTACCAAGTTAGTAGCAACTTTTTGCATTCTACCTGTGGTGTGGAAACGGGCAAGCATATTACTACCATCGGACAATTGTGATCTTGCCATTGCTTCGCCAAGTTCGTATGCATCTTGTGCAGTAGCTGAATTAATTAAATTAATAAGCGAGTCATGATCAGCTGCTTCTAAACTTTCAGTCAATACTATGACACAGTTTTCTGGTTCACCGGGTACTACTCGATATACTACGCCGCATTTTTTTCTAGTTTTAGCAATACGACCTACATGTTTTGTATCAGCCATTGTTATTCTCCTTTAGGTGCTTCTTGTTGTGCCGCAACTGCTGCCAAGAATGATTCTAGTTTATTGTAAATGGTGCCAACTGCTACCATTTCGCTTGTCTTAAATGCACCGCGCTGACTTGCTACGTCAATAACTTGTTTAATTGTAGTTAAGTCATTAACTGTTAGCTCTGAGGTAGCTGCTGCTTCTTTTAAGGGGGTAGCTGCTGCTTCTTTAACTTCTTCGGACATAATTTTTCTCCTGTTATGTAATTTATATTATATTTAATTGTATTTCAAATACGGACACGCCAAAGTGAAATAAGAAATTTCTTTAGCTTCCTCAAATCCAACTTTAGTCATGTTCTCAATACTGTTGCTACTAGATACTGCAACAGCCTTGCCTACATAAAATCTACCTTTAAGATGTTGTTCTATCCATTTAACTAGACTTTGGTCTAAGTTGTATCTTGTAGGCAAAAGAATGTATTCAAAATGCGGAGCAGGTAAATTTGCTCTCCGTATTTCAAAAAAGTTTAATGCATTGACTTCTTTTAGTTTCAAGCCGTTTCCTCGTAATGTGCTGTTAGTCCAAACGGTGCCTGCAAGTTCTTATCACTATGACTATGGATAATAAAGATAGTATCGCAATACGATTCATCACCCCAGCTATTCCAAGGATATCCATCTGTAAACATAATGAACTTCTTAGGTTGAATATCATTATATTTCATGTACTCCCAGTTAGCATCAAAATCAGTACCGCCGCCGCCAATAATTTCGTAGGATGACAAATCATCGCCGCCGTCTGCACTAAAGTCTTGCTCGTTATAGACCTTAGTATCAAAGCACCACAATTTAATGTTGTAGTCTTTGTATTCGTCCATAATGCCTTTAATTTCGCTTAGGAAGTCCTTTGCTTGATCGTTACCGATTGAGCCACTCATATCAAGTGCAATACAAATATCAATAGTTTCATCAAAGTTCATTCCTGGCAAAATGGCACCAGTCATTTGTCCTTTACGGCTTGGCCGGCTAAAGGTGTAATCGTTGCGTATAGTACTTTGGATTTGTTGACGCAGTATTTCGCGCCAGTTCATCTTAGGCTCAGTAAGCTCTTTGATCATACGCTGTACTTCGCCTGGTGTATTACCTGCACCTGATGATTGCGCCGCCGAAATCATGTTTTCTTTGATCTCGTCTTTGATCTTTTTCAGTTCTTCTTTAGAATATGTAGGACGGCTTTTGCTTTCTTTACCGTCGGCTCCGCTACCGCCAGGCTTGCCGTCTTTGCCGTCTTCACCTTCCCAGTCGATATGCTCGTCTAGTAGTTCGCCAAGTTGTTTAAGAAACTCTTCACCTTTATTCTTAGCGTCTTCAAAGATGTCGTCATATACGTCTTCTGAAGACCATTTGTCGTATTTAAAGTCTTGGTAGCAGTCAATAAATGTTGGCTTAGTACCAATACGATCTCGCACAAGCAAATTATTTACAATATAGTCTGCGGCAATATTATAAATTTTTGGAATACGGTCTTGTCTACGAGTTAAGTGGTCAAAGACGCAGTGTAGAATCTCGTGTGCAATAACAAACTCAATTTCTTTGTTTGACATTGCATTAAAGAATTGAGTATTAAAATACAAGTTACGTCCGTCTACGGCAGCAGTACCTAACCAATCATCTGCACTTTTGATCTGCAAACGAGTTGCCATATTACCAAAAAATGGATGACGTAACAGCAATCCAACACGAGCTACAATGATACGATCAAGTACATCAACTCGCATCAATCTAAGTTGTTCTTCAGTAAGCTCTTTAGGTTGCCAATTTTTCTTGCCTGTGACGCTCATTTTGCATTCCTTTTTAACTGTTATGTATGTATTATATATTACTTTACAGGAAAAGTCAAGTGAAAATGGACGTTTTTATTGAGAACGCCCAAACTCTTTTATGGTTACGCTTGTTGAGCGGCAGTAATATACTTACCATAACGTGTATGAAACTCGTCAAAGCACTCAGTTTCATCTGGGTCAATAGGCAAAGCATACTGTGTAAGAGCAAGTTTAATACCCATAACAACTAGCTCAGTCTCAAAGTTATCCATTGCAAAGCGCAGGAAGTTATTTACTTTGGCATCAAACTTTTTATCGTTCTTGTCGCATGCTTCTTTAAGCTCATAGCACAAAGACACAGTTAAAGAGTACATAGCACTAATTTCTTTTGACTTCATCTCTTTAACTTTGCCCTCTAAAATATCAGTAGGATTAGGCATTGTTGCCGACACTCGACGATGTGCCATAAATTTTACAGCAAGACCTTCGCCTACTGCGCCACTAACTAAATCAGTAGTAGTGGTGTCATCGTCATCATCTTCAAGCAATTCACTAACAAACATCCATGAACGAGGAGTAGCAAACGAACGACTTGGGCTCTTAGGATCAAAGTCGTACAAGTCTTTCTTTGCAAATGTCAAGTAACCTACAACATCGCGGTGTACTTTGTTATCAACTGCCCACTGGAACCAGTCATCAAATGATACTGCAAGTTCTAAGTGTACAAAGCGGTTAGCCAACGGAGCAGGCATACGGTACGTAACGCCCTTATCAGCTTCACGGTTACCAGCGGCAATAATAAGAACATTATCTGGTAATGTATACTGTCCAACTTTGCGATTCAAAATCAACTGATATGCTGCCGCTTGTACACTAGGAGCCGCTGAGTTCATTTCGTCTAGGAAAAGAATAATGAATTTATATTTAGATGCCATTTCAGCATCTGGCAACTCGCTAGGAGCACCCCAAACCATTTTGTGCTGATTTGGATCGAAGTACGGAATACCTTTGATGTCTGTAGGTTCCCAAAGGCTCAAACGAATATCAATAACTTTGGCTTCCATTTGTTCACCAATCTGATGAACAATATCTGATTTACCAATACCTGGAGGACCCCAAAGGAACAACGGACGCTTTTTCTTAAAAGCACGTACAATGCTTTTCTTTGCGCTGTTAGGAGTAACGGTACGAAGTGTGGAGATTTCCATTTTGTGTTCCTTAAAGGGTTATAAGTGCTTGTGTCTAACTATGTATATATAATAACACTGATAACAGCAAAGGTCAACCACTATTGGAGTCTAAATCGTCTTTTTTATGTCTGTTTAGGGCCTTTGTTAGGCCATACTTGCGTATATCGCCGCTAAACAGGTGTAATTCCATGGCTTTTTTCTCGTTTGTAACAATAATGCCATGCCTACCTAAGTAATACGGACAGTCGATAAAGTTGTCCATCCAAATTATTACATTAGTAGTAAGCTCAAAATCTCTAGGATACGGAACTTCATAGGTAGTAAGTTCTATATCTTCTGTAATAAAGCGAAAGCCTTCATCAGTAAGACGCAGCCCGCCTGTATCTTTTGCTCGTGTGTTCTTCCACCACACCGGAAAATACTCCTTTACAGCAGACTCACCGATACTTTTGTCAGCAGCCTTAAGGAATATTTTAGTGTAGGTTTCTTTCCAGTTCATTCGAAGATCGTTTCGCCTGTGGTAAGTTTAACCACAGAAAATTCGTCACTATTAAACAAATTGTTTAATTTTTTGGCTAGATTAAATGCATGCCCAGGATTTGAGAAGCTGGTCTTTTTATACTTAGGTCCTGGATAGCTAGTAAGCATATTTGCACTTTTAAGATTAAAAGGCTGATTTTGGAAAAACACAGCCCAAATGGCATCAGAATGTAAGACTTGTTCAGTTTTATAAGTCTTTTTATCTACATGTTCTTTTAATATGGTAGGCTTGGGTCTGCTCATATACGTTGTCCTTTAGTTAACTACGCATATATTTATCTCTTTTTAGAGTAGATTTACCACTTGCTTCCGCCATCCATATTAATTTGAATCACATCGTCCGCACCGCTATTCTTACGTGCAAGCAACTGCTCAAGGTCGCCGTTTAATCTTGCCATAACTTCGCCTAGAGTAAATGCAAGGCGTCGAGCTTGATCAATATTCATCTTCAGCTCTTTTTGGTTAGATGCATCAGCGCCCTTAACTTGACTAATAAACTGCTGAATAGGATTAGTGTTTAAAGGTTCAACGGTTGACACAGCTTAACTCCTGACGCATCTCAATTTCACTTTTGAATGGACCTTTAGTAGTGTAACGTTCTACTGTAATAAGTTTAGGACAAAAGCTCTTAACCCAACCTTTTTCAAACTGAATAATATAGTATCCTGCACAGTACAAACTCTTGCTCTTATCGCTTTTAGTAAACAAAGGAAGTTTACGTTTTACGTCAAACATAGGGTTAAAAGGAGTTGAGTTAGTTGCATAACCGTGTACTTCTTTTGTACTGATTTCAGTTATTGCTAACTCAGTCCAACTTAGTTTTTGATCTAATGCTTTAGTAAGTTGGTTTTCAGTATGATAAAATTTAGTACCTGTCGGAGTACTTAAAATATACTGATCCTCATTTAAACTAATAGTGCCAAATTTAACACCTTTGTCTTCAACAATCCAAAACTTATTTTTAATAATTTCTTTTGCATTCATACCGGATACCTCGCATTTAATGGCTCTGCATAATAAGTAGCTTGATCTGCAATACGTTGCATATCCCACTTAGCACAGAATTTCATAAGACGCATGCCTACTTGATCTACTGTCTTAGGCACAGCATGCTCTTTAATTGTAGTAGTAATTAGTTCTTTAATGTGTTCGGGTTGTGCAGTTAAGTCACACAGTACTACATTACGCTGATAATCATCTAGCACACGATGTTCGACACCTTCATGATCAGTCCAACGCTGTAGCATCATGTTATTCCAGTTAAAGCCTTTTGTAACTTTATCTTCAAACGCTTCTGTAAGGCCAACTTTGTTCTTAGTGCCTTTTGTACGCACACCGGGATATGCACTAAACACATTATCACTAGTGTCGCCACGCATACACTTTTCAAAAATTTGCCACTTAGGATTAGGAGCAGGTTTTACTTCTTTGGTCTTCTTGTCAATAATAGGCTCACGCTTCTTATCGTCAAAGTATCCTTTGTGTGTAATAATTGTATTACTCACACCGTTGTACTGCTGTACATTAGGTGCAATAAGTTGTGCAAAGTCGCCATCTGTACTAATAATAATATGAGTGTCATTCGGGTGCATTTGTACCCAACCTGCAATAAGATCATCTGCTTCTAGTTGCTTGTGTTGCATAACAGTACAGTTAGTCTTTTCTGTAACAAAGTTTTTAAACTCGTCAAAGATTTCCCAAAACGCTGTATCTTCTGCAGATTCAGTAGGAGTAAGTTTATCACGTGCAACTTGTCTGTTACGCTTGTAAGGAGCATAAAAGTCCTTACGCCAGCTACGACCTTCTAAACAGAACACAACGTGATCTGCTTTAAAGTCAGTCCATGCTTTCTTTACACTGTTTAGCGTAATGTGTAGTGCCATGCCTACCTTTGTGTCGATATCGCCGCGTACTACGTGACGAGCTCTAAAGAACGTATTTGCTGTGTCTACCAGAATGTATGTACTCATATTATATATGTGCCTTTAGTGTTATCATTATAGCATATGATTGATAGAATGTCAATCATGATACTTCGCTTTTGCTTTTATTAATAGGCACTACGTTAATGTACCCCATTTCTCGCGCTGTGTTAAGACCTTCTTCGCCTAACACTTGCATAGCAATAGTTCGAAACCATCCATCTACAATCTGTTCGTTTGACTCACCGCTATAACCAGCATCAAGTAGTTCTTCAATAAACTGATTATTCCAATCAAGCTCAAAGAAACCGTTCTTAATATTCTTTGGATTAATTTGTGTATCTAACACAGCAACCCATGCTTCGCCTTTAGCAGTAGCAGCTTCTTTTTCTTTAGCAAGAATTGCTCTGCGTAAATATTCATTAGTAGATTCTACAGGCATTTCTTGTTGTACTTTTTCTTCTCTGCCTAGTAGCTTATTGAGCCATTTCATATGTGTTTCCTTAGTTTATCGATTTGTTCATCTTTGTGTACGCCCTGCCTAAGGGCGTTAAGCGCATCGTCATCAAGTCCCCCAGGCATTTCCGAATAAGCTAATGTGGAGTCTCGGAGTGAATCGGTATCCTTTTGCCATAGCAAGTTTTGCAACTTCTTGTACGGTAAGGTTATAACCTTCTGTACGACCGCCCATCGGCATAAGATATACTGGAACATTGATCCCAATTTTTCTGTAAGCCTCGACAGCTCGATCAACTTCTTCAACGTCAACGCTGTCAGCAACAACAAATTTAAAATACATGTCAGCATTAAGTATAGAGCGGTAATTGGCAGCAACAGCAGGCTTAATAGCGTCTGTCCAAGATTCACCAGATACGGAGAGCTTGGGCGAACAACTAAACGTTGTTTTAAATCTTGCCTGATTCTTAAGGTAATCGGCAAACTCCGTGTGTAAAAATTGTGTAGTGTTTGTTTCAAATGTAACATTCTTTAAGTCCTTCATTCTAGGATGCTCAAACAACTCAATATACAAACGCTGCCAAGCAAGTAGCGGTTCACCGCCAGTGAGAATCAAATGGACATCCTGTCCATTATCCATAGTCCACTTACCTTCTGGAGTAAGCGACAGTATATGTTCTACAACTTCGTCGATAGTCTTGTCCATTACAAGATGTTTGAACTCAGGATAGATACTTGCGTAAGTGTCGCAGCCAGTAAACACCAGCGGCAAGTCTTCAAATACTTTTGCAGTTAGATGCACACCGGAGTCAATAAGTTTTTTAACTTCTGGATTATATTTAGCTTTAGGAGTACCACGAGGAAGTCCAAAGTTTTGACAACGGAAGTTGCAACCATATGTACGTAGGAATACACTAGGTACACCTACATATGCACCTTCGCCTTGTATACTGTAAAAGGCTTCGCTATATCTCAATTTCATCGTGCAAACTCCTGTTGCAGTTTAATATTGTCAAAGAATTCTTTCTTTGTACCAGCATCGTGTTTAAAGCTACCTTCAAGTACAGTAGTTTGTGTAAGACTACTATTTGCCATGATGCCGCGATTCTCACAGCATCCGTGTGTTGCTTGAATATACACTCCTAAGTTACTAGTACCTGTAGCAGCTTTAATCTCACGTGCGATGTCATTACACAGTTCTTCTTGTAATGTACCACGTCTAGCACACCACTGTGCAATACGAGTATATTTGCTAAGACCAATTAACTTTTGAGAAGCAATAATGCCAATATAAGCAATGCCACTAACGGGCTGGTGATGATGACTGCACATGCTACGCAACTCACTGCGAACAACCAACATGCCTTCATATCTATCCTCGCTGTCATTTGGGAACGCCGTTGCACTAGGCATAGGATCATAACGTCCGCTCATAATCTCATTGTAGTACATTTTAGCAAGGCGCTTTGCAGTACCTTTGCTGTTAGGATCATTTTCACGATCAATTAGCAGTGTGTCAAGTACACTTTCAAATGCTTGTGCAGCTTCGTTGATAAGGATGTCTTTTGTATCATTGGAAATATATTCGCTGATGTTATCGCCTGCCCAAAAGCGTTTATTTTCCGAGTGCATCTTCTCACGAAGCACTTGAGATAAGTTTTTTTCTGTCATTTATTTCTCCGAGTTATTGACGTGGATGTCTTATATACTATTAAGTATACACTGTTATTTAGGCTTTGTCAAGTAGTTTCTTATAATTTCCTTTTTCAGGAATTACGTGCCTTACGCCACCTCGAGGATCCGCCATGTCCTCTTTGCGTCGTGGAATCAAATGTACATGAGCATATTCTACAGTTTGTCCTGCCGCTTCGCCTACATTCTGTCCTATGTTAAACGCTTCACAATATCCACGTTCTGTCCAATCGTATCCCCACTTGTATGCTGCTTCCCAGCATTTTACAAGATGTTGCCAATCTTCTACTTTAGGAACGAAAAGAACATGACCTTCTGTTACCGGAAAGTCATCCTTATACACTGTAAAGTCTTTTGTATCTACTAATACTTCAGTCCAGGGCTTAGTACTCACTAACAATCTCCCAAGGATAAACTAACCAAACGTCATCTTCTGCTTTGTTGATTTCGTGACAAGTATAGTCTACAGTACCTTTAAACTCGCTTGCTAGGTTATCTGTAAGTGTAGCAAACTTTACATTATGATGCCAGACGCTATGCCAAGCAGTATCTTCATCGGGCAAACAACTGCTCTGCCAATCTTCTTTGATCCAGTTAAATGTAGCACCGCTATCGTTGATATCATCTACAATAAGAATATTCTTACGTAGTGACAGGTCCCATCTTGCACCAGTAATGCCGGTTTCTTCAGCATTATTATATCCAAACGCTTCCTCGCTCATCCAAAGATTACTCTCAGGTCCGCATTCACTATCGCGCAAACTAACTTTAAGTGCTTCGCAGCGAACTTTAAGCATGTTACTAATGATAGTAGCAGGAATATTGCCGCCACGAGTAATTCCTACAATATAATCAGGACGCCAGTTGTCTGCATACATGCTAGTAACAATCTGTACGCACATCTTTTCAATGTCTTGCCAACTGTAATAATGTTTCTTAATCATTTCATGCTCTCCAGTGTTGCAATTTTAGCAATCTTATCACCAAAATCATCGTCCTTGTGAATAATGTAAGTAGTTGTATTAGTACGATCTTTTACCCGATCATATGTTCGAAACTCTACCACACGTCCGCCTATTGCACTAAACACTCTAAAGTTTAGTATAGGGTCAGCATCGCACACAGTTGCTTCAGTATCACGCGAACATGTTACCGTGTCACGACCAACTGTGCATTTTTCTTCTTCATAATCGCTACCTTGCCTTGCCCAGCTAGCTACTAGTTTTTTAAACCATCTCATTTAGATTCCTTAATTGCATCAAATGTTTTATACTTTGCAAGTTGCGACTCATACGCATCTTTTAGTTCTTTTAGCTTAGGATACTTTGCTTCCATATCTACGTGTCGCTTTAATAATAACACAGAGTCACGCAGTTCGTCAAGTTCTTTCATAACATCTCTGCCTTGAACAACAAGAGGAATATCAATCTGCATCGTATTAGGATCTAACGAGTCTCTTATAGTCAGATTACCAGTAATAGCACTAGCACTACTATACGTTCTGGTTAACACACCAGTATCAGTACAACTAATATACCCGCTCAGAGCAGACATTTTTTGTGCTGCTGATCCGGACAAGAGTCCAATGGTGTTAGAACTGGAATTAGTGTTCGAGCTCATATTTTTCCTTCAAGTATTGTTCATGTTGTACCCAAGCACCGTCTTTGACAAAGCCCCATTCTCTTAGTTTAGGACCAGGTACAAACAAAGTCCAAGGCTCAATACCAGGCTCAAGTTCAATGCTATGAAGAGACTTAGGACTGCTAAACCTAAAATGCCCCGGTCGTCTCCACAATTTACCTGCTGGAGTATGTTCCCAATACCCGCCGCTAAGAATAAAAGTAAAGTAAGGCCAAGGATGATCATGTAAGTCATCTAAATCTCCTTTATGAAAGTTATGTAAAAAGACATTAAACGGAAACCATGTACGCTCTTTTAAGAAAAGATAATAGCGTGTTAAGTACGGCTCGTTGTGGTAACGGTCCATAATCACACGCTTGCGATCTACACGTTCTAGCAGTTTAAGAAAGATTGTGCCAATAGATATATTATCCTTTAATTGTGTCATACAATGCTGCTCCACTAAAAAATTCTTTGTTTAGTTTAGTAACTTGTTTAGCTAGACTAACTGCAAAGTCATCGTAATTTTCCATGTACTCTACAATACGTGCAATTACTTTGTCTTTGTGATACAAGTAAGCGTCATAGTCTTCAGTCCATTCGCTTGGGTATAAGAACTCTGGAACAGCCATTTCACTGTAGCTTAGTCTATTCGGCACCATAGGAATAGCATTTACTAATGCACCTTCATACCAACTAATACCTAGTGTTTCTTGTAGGTTAGCACTAAACACAAGTTTAGCTTCCCCTAGCAAGTTATGATATTCATTCTTTGTAAGCTGTTGCTCTTGACAAACAACAAACTCATATTGTGGCAGGAGCTGTGCCAAGTCTCTAAAAATATCAACTTGCTTCTCAGGAGCAACACGATGTGGAAACAAGATCAAGTCTCGCTTCTCCATACCTTTATATTGTGTTAAGCTATCTTTAAGATACTCCATAGGCCATCCTACACGAACAATTTTACCACCGTCGT